TGGCATTTTTGTGGGCTGGAGGTCGCGGTCTCCCTTGTAAGATCAACGGTGACGACATCCTGTTCCGTTCTAAACCTGAGTTCTCTCAGCTTTGGATGGAAACAGTATCATCTTTGGGTCTCGAAGTCGAGCGGACGAAAACGAGTGTGTCGGCCGAATACGGCTCTTTAAATTCTACCTTAGTAGTTCGCGAAAGGGGAAAATATAAAGTTCGCCAAACTCTTCGGTTCGGCATGCTTAGGGAATGTGATGACATCACTTCACTCTGTAAGACTTACGATGATTTCCTTCGAGGAATCCACGGATCTCACAGGTTTCGTGCTGGCTTTGAGTTCTTTCGATGGCATTTGCCCTCTCTTAAGGCTTATCGAGTCAGCACTTTGGAACTTGGTTTCCGCGGTGACCTTGCGTGGCGGTTGACGCGTAAGTGGAACCTCCGTTTGGATCGACCTTCTGAGGTCTTACCTAGTTTAGGTCCCGATCACAACGTAGTCGTCCCTCGAGATGGCTGCACATTTGTTGATCCGGATACGATTAGTAAAGACGATAGGAAAGTTAGTGCAATGGAGCTTGCAGCGTGGAAATGGAGCGTGGAATTCGCTTCCCGTCAGAAACGGTCTGACCTCGAGTTTAAGCTTAGGATGTCGTTAATAAGGCCTACGTCGCCCGACTTCTCCCCTTACCTTAGTGGCTTTGGGGAGCGGTGTCGTGTGACTAGGCCGACCTGGGCGGAAACTCGTCGACCGTTTATCGTGCCACGCGTCGTTAGGAAGGAGTCTTTTCCTCTCATGATTGAGATTGAAGATGTTCTTCCGCCTTACGCGGAACACGATGACGGGGCGGTTCTGATAGACGTCAAGAAGACAAAGTAGATCGGACGCAGTCCGGCGAGCGGAAATGTGGTCTGTGCGGAAAGACCCCGCCTTGATTGTAAGGACTGTTGTGACATGGGGCTCCCGAAAGGAGTTACCCTGCGTCATGGAGGTTGGAACCCTCCGCAATAAGCTTATGAGAAAAAGGGATTCCGAGCTTCGGCTCGCAATATGGGACCCTGGGCGGGTGCATGAGTACGCCCCGACGTCGGGCTGTGGTGAGGCGGCTTAAAAACCGCGGCTGCAAAAGTAAAGAAAGCAGTGATCTACTGCAGGACGTAGGCGTGTTGTAGGACACCCGAACCTGTGTTTGTCGCGAC